GGTGGCCACATTGATGCCGCTGGCCAAAAACTGGCGCTGCAGTTCCTGGGCGTGTGCAATGGAGGCGGCAAAGCCAATGAACTTCTTTCCCTGCCCATTCAACAAGTATTCCTTGACGACATCGCCAACAACTTGCAATGCGCGCTTGTCGGTTTCCTTGGAGTCCCATTCCCCGGCCACAACCTTGACGCCATCCATATCGGGGGCGGTGCAAGCAAAGTAGCGCAATGGCACCAGTCGGCCCATTTCAATTAGGCGGTTTGTGGTTGGCGCATTGACCACGGTGTCAAAGTATTTACCCAAGCCTGGGGTGACTGCAGTGGCAGACAAGCCAATGGCGTAGCAGTCCTTGGCAGTCAGCTTTTTCTTGACTGCATCATTCAGCACATGGGCCTCGTCCACCACGATCAGACTCATTTCCGGCCACGCTCGGCGGGCCAGGGTCTGCACGCTGCAAATCTGCACCAGTTCGGCGGGCTTGCAGCGCCAGTGGCTGGCCTGCATCATGCCGTGGTCAAGACCGTACTTATCAAAGCGCTCAGAGGTCTGTGTGCACAAGCTGATGCGGTCAGCCAGAAAGCCTGAACGTTTGTTGTTTTTCTTGGCAGCTTGCAAGATGGCAGTGGCCAACTCGGTCTTGCCAAATCCGCAAGCTGCGGACACCATGACGCGCTTGTACCCAGCGCGAAAAGCGGCGCTGATGTCATCAACAACCTGCTGCTGTTCTGGCCGAAGTTCAAGTGCGGCCATGATTACTTCACCTTGCGTGCCATGGCTTCCACCAAGGCTGGCAATTTGGCGTTGTCATCCTCGCCCAGTGCAGTACCAATGCGGCGCAGCCAGTTGGCCATGCGCTGCAATTCCTTCTCGCGGGCATTCACCGTGTCCATCAGCTCGTTCTGGCGCCTGGTGGCCACATCGGCAATACGCTTGTATTTCAATGTCTCGGCGCGCTGGTCATCTGCACTCAGGGCGAACAACTCCTTCTGCAAGCCCTCAATCTGCTTTTGTGCTTCTTCCAGCATGGCGATGGGGTCAGAGTCGCCATGGGCGTCGGCGGCATTTTGTTCGGCTGCCAGTTGTGCCTGGGTCTTGGCAGTGGGTTCAGTTTTGGCACTTGTTCCACTGGTCTGAGGCGAGTCAAGCGTGATGGGTGTGGCACTTGTTCCAGTCGCAGTGGCTTGTTCGGTGGCACTTGTTCCACTTTCGGTCGGCTTTGCAGTGGCACTTGTTCCACTTTTTGGGGCAGCTTCGGCTTGCTCCGGGTTGCGCAACCGGCCCACGGTCATGTGGGAGCAGCCGCAATGGCGAGCGATGGCGCGGTCGGACAGCTCGGACCACTCCGGGTCGGCCAGCATGGTCAATACGCCTTTGCGCTTGTCCTCAGACGACAGGTTCAAACCGTGTGGCACGTTGGCATTGAGGGAGTACAGGACGGCATCGCGCTGGGTTCCCTTGTGGACCTCGGCAATGCAGTGGGTCTTTTTGTTGGCCCGGTGTGCATGTAGCCGGTGGAAGCCGTCAGCCAGCCAGTATTCAGCACCGTCAAAAAACAAGGTGATTGACGGAAGAATCACATGATCGGACAGGAGTGCGGCATATTCGGCCACGACTTCTTGATTGATGGTGCAGCGGCTCTGCGTATTTCCATCGATTCTGATGTGATTGATGGCGATGGTTTTGGTGGTGGTCTTTGAGGTGGCCATGGTGTTTCTCTCAGGGGGTTTGAAATTCAAAGTGGTCGCATCGCTGAAGGACGTTTGTCACGGGCTCATGCTTGGATGACACACCCTTCATGCGGCCTTGCTGCACGGCAAAACACTTTCCGCCACGCTGCAAAGAACTGCATTCCAGGCAGATGCGCCGGTCGTCGCGTTCGTGGTCTCGCACTGCCAGGCGGTCGCCCCAGCGCTCGGCGGCGTCATGGGTCAGACCGCGCCTTTGAAACAGGCCAAGACGAAAATTGAAGCGCCTGATCTGCGCATCGTTCCACTCGGGCATGTACGTTGCGGTATTCATGCCACCATTCCAAGGGCTTTTTTGAGAATGACCACCTCAGCCGCTGTGTACTCAGCAATCACGCGGCCATGGCGTTCGGTGTGGACCCTGTTGTCGGTGTGTGCGGCGGCACTGAATGGGGCAGCGTTGCGCTGGTCGGCATAGGCAAACACGCTGGGTGCTGCCAGGGCGCTGACCTTGACCACAATCTTTTCATCGGGGCCAATGACTGGGGCTTGCTCGGCATCGCTGTTGGGACCAAGGCGCCAGAAGGCAAAGCCACCATTTACCCGGCGCGTCAGCATGCCAGCGCGCACGGCCGGGGCCAGGTGTTGCGCCAGGTGCTTTGCAGAGCGGCCAATGCCAGTTGCCAGTGCCAGGGTGCCCATTTCGCCACCACTTGCGCGCAGGAATTGCAGGGCTTCATGGGCGATGGTGCCCGGTGCGCAAACATTACTCATGGGTGACGGCCTCTTTTTTGATCAAGAAAACGCGCAATGCGCTCGGGTTGCACAAGCCCTTGCGGGACATGAACACGGAGTGCACCAGCGTGCAGTCGGCGCAAAAACTAAATTCAGGCCGGTACACACCAGCTGCGAAAGGGCGGCTGTTGACCTTGGCGTGGTTCTGGATCGTGTGGAGGTAAGCGATCCAGTTTTCATGCGTAAAGCAACTTGGCGCAGGGGGCGCAGCGCGGCGCACTTGGGCTATGTTCATGACGTTCTCATGGCTCCACGTGCAAATGGCACTGGCACTTGTTCCACTTTGGTGGTGGTGAAGTTGTGCGAGTAGTTGGAACGAAAGGCCAGCAGCTTTGCGGTGCGCTCTGCCGGTGACAAAGGGTGCCGGGCTTGCGAATTCGCAGGCTTGGTGCTTTTGTGCTTACTCATATTGAGGACTCTTTAAGGGCTTCACCAATCGGTGTACTCAACATGCGCTCGCGTCTAGCATTGGCTTCCCTGATGGCCATATCTGTTTCAGACTCACCATGAACCACTTTGAACACATAGTCGCGCAGAGCCCCGGCAACATCGGTGCCAGCCTTCTCTGTGATGGCCTTGAAGCGGTCAGCGGTGTCTTCGTCAACCTTGGTTTTGAGCTCCCAAAGCAGTTTGCCCATAGGGCTTGTCATGGAGCGGCTGAATGCCGTGCGGTCGTGTGCCATTTACTTCACCCCATAGGAGATTGATATGTCAGATGAAATACTTGCCAGGGAAGCTGCGCGAATGGCGCAGAAACTGCAAATGGACCAATGGGCGACAGAGGCCATTGCAGCGATGCTGGGAAGAGTGCGCAAGGTGTGCATCACCGAATACCAGTGGCTGATTGATGAACTGCGCTGTGAGTAACTGGCAGGCGCTCAACCAGCGTTGCAGTCACAGGCGGTAGGGCGTGCCATCCACAAGCACCACGGTTCCAGCAGGGAGGGCGGGTGTGGTCATGCTGCGGCCTTGTCTGCCAACTCGGGCCAGATCAGGTGCCAATCGGTGGGACACAGGTCTTTGCGGGTGACGATCTTGTCAGTCGCAGATTCAATAGCGACCGCAAACTTGACGGGTACCGGGCGTTGTCCTTTTGTCCAATTCGACAAATCTGACGAATGTGCACCAATTGCCTCGGCGAGCTGCGAGGCTGCGCCACGGCCACGCGATTCAAAGTATTGAGATAGGTTCATGGCGCATAGTCTAGCGTAACACTAATACTGTTTCAAGCGTTACGCACAAATAAAGTTTTGCCTTTTGCTAAAACACTCCTATGAACGAGATTGACCCCATGGTTGCGGCTTTGATTGCGCTCTGCAAAGCAGAAGGCGGGGAAAAATTTGTTGCCGATAAAGCAGTCGTCAGTGCGGAAAATTTGATGCAGATCACAAAAGGCGTGAAGCTCCCATCCGGAAACCCTCGTGGTGTAGGTCCAGGGTTGCGGGCCAAAATAACCAAGGCATACCCATCGTGGCTGGATTCATCCGTAAAACTGGTGAAGTCAAGCAGAAATAGCGCTTTAGCAACCGTAGAACAAGCGCCAGTAGCTATCAATTTGGTAAACAACCCAGACTTTCCAGCTATCCGGCGCGTCAACATCAAACTGTCAGCTGGGGCCAGCGGCTTCGGCGTTGACTACGTGGAAGACGATGAGGCGCCTATCGTGTTCCAGCGCAAGTGGTTCGAACGCAACGGCTACAACCCGGCAAAACTGATGGCTGTGCGCGTCTGCAATGGCAGTATGGAGCCTGGGCTGTATGACGGTGACACGGTGGTGATCAACACGGCGGACGACACTCCGAAGGACGGCGAGGTGTTTGCGGTGAACTACGAGGGTGAATTAGTCATCAAGCGCATGGTGCGCGATGCGGGCCAGTGGTGGCTGGCATCAGACAACCCGGACCAGCGCCGCTACCCGCGCAAGGTGTGCGGCGAAGATGTGTTTTGCATTGGGCGCATTGTGCACAAGCAGTCCGAGAGAATTTAGAGAGCCACAAAGGCCCGGTTGAGTCGTTGGAAGACTTAACAAAAGGAGGATGAATTGAAGAAGTTATTGATTCAAGTGACCATGGTGGCCATGGGGCAACCCGCATTCGCCAATGCGGACAACATGCTGTTGGCGCAGGCTGGCAGCATGGAGAAACCGCCGAGGTTCGAAACGCTTGACAATCTGGACAAGCAGGGCATTGGCGCCGGGTACCAGCCGCGCCAATTTGAAACCACGCCACTCCCGCCGCCGAAGCGTGTACTTGGCCCCATTGATACCTGGCGATTTGAGTCATGCCAGCAAGACGCTGCTATGGCGCCCACGCAATCCGGTATCAATATAAAAATGCGTGTGTGTCGCGACAAGTTCGGCCAGTAGCCTACTTTGGCAAATTCATTGCGGTCCTTTATGACAGAAAAAGCACAAATTGAAATCCTGACCCGGCGTGTAGACGAACTTCAAGGACAAACCGTGGCCCTGAAAACGGCACTGCTGCTGGCGTTCACGCGCTTGGCGGAACACGCTTCGCAATCTCATCCTCAATGTCTCGCAGAAGAATGCGCTTCACTGTGTCGGGGACTGCATCAAAGCGCTGACTTTTACGCAGAGCACGCGCTCGCCACGGCAATACCAGATGCGCACATCGAGCAAGCGCAGAAAGTCTTAAGTGAGCTAGCTTCAGTTTTGCAATAGTTGGATTCATAGCCGTCCTGTTTATGAGCCACCTTTGGGTGGCTTTTTTACGCCTGCAAATCACTATTGACCAGCGGGTCAGATTTATTTTACGCTTTTTGAAAATAAATTTAGCGAAGCGCTGGCATGTTGTTTGGCGTTACGCTATGATTCACCCCAGACCCTGCACCTCGCAGGAAAGGAGTGAATCAAAGTGAACACCAACCTGAACCCAGTCATCGCGCAAGCCCTGCGGCCCTTCATGCCAGCCCGCAAGCGCTACAGCGCAGACCTTGACAGCACCGTGTGCGGCATCCCATGCGGCATCTGGATCGGAACTATCGACATCACCAAGGGCAACTACAGCCCCCAGGCCGAAACGCCAGACGAATATCACGGCCATCAAGACATCGAATTCAAAGTGCTCGACCGTTCAGGCTACCCGGCGCCTTGGCTGCAGGCCAAGCTGACAGACGACGACATCAGCCGCATTGAAGGAGAAATCCTCGAATCACTCAAGGAGGCAGCGTGACCAAGCACTACAAATGCAACGTACTGAGCCGCACCAGTCAGCCAATGGAAAAGAAGCTGTTCCAACCTGATTTTTACGATGCTCAGTGTCTTTACTGGGGCTGGCCCATTGATGCGCCTGAAACACTGAATACAGGCAGTGTGCGCGATGCAACGCCACCGTTTGCATACAACTGGACTCAGGGCTATGACTTTGTGATGAGGGCAGGCGCATGAACTACGGGCACCCCACCACTGAAGTGTTTCCGCGCAATGCGCGCCAAAGCGGTACCGAGCGCGCCGCCAGCGTCGAAAAGATGCGTCGCCGCGACTGGTCAGGCATTGTGATTGTGGTTGTCGTGGCTCTGATCACGGCTTCGCCCTACCTGGTCATTGCCTGGAGGATGCCATGAAAGCCACGCCCCCAATGTGCGGTATCAGCGCTGTACTGATTGTCACCATCTACCTTGCTTCGGCCTGCATCAGCGTGGCCTTGGGCGTGATCGTGATCGACTTCCTTTGCGGGAGGTTTGCATGACACCCGAAGCCATCGAGAAGCTGTGCGAAGAAGCACGCAAGCGCCTCCTTCAATTCATCAACCGAAGCACTGCCCAACACATTCGGGCAATGCGCAACAACTGGAAGAAATCATGAGCAAAGCACTCGACACACTTTTGAACACCCTGGCCGAAAAGATGGGCATGGGCGATGACGGCGCTGGCCTACTGGCGGCACTGAAAACAACTGCTTTCAAGCCCACCAAGGTAAGCGGCCAAATGGTGACGCCGACAGATGCCCAAATCATGGCGCTGTTGGTGATCTCAAACCAGTATGGATTGAACCCCTGGCTGAAGGAAATTTATGCGTACCCCGACAAATTCGGCGGCATTGTGCCAGTCGTTGGCGTGGATGGCTGGGCGCGCATCATCAACACCAACCCTCAGTATGACGGTGTGGATTTTGAGCAGGATGCAGACATGTGCACCTGCACCATTTACCGCAAGGACCGTGGCCACCCGACACGGATCACCGAATACATGGTGGAGTGCCGGGGCACGATGGGGCCATGGCTGACGCACCCGTATCGCATGTTGCGGCACAAGTCGCTGATCCAGTGCGCACGCATGGCGTTTGGGTTCGGCGGCATCTACGAGCAAGACGAAGCCGAGCGAATCATTGAGGCTGTGGATATGGCGACCGGTGAAGTCATTCAGGTGGCCAAGCCCCGGCGCGCCAGTGAATCGACCCATGCCGCATTGGCAGAGCCAGAAGCGCCCGTGGTGCTACAGCCTGTCATCAAAACCGCCGCACCGGAGCAGGCACCAGTGGAACAAGTGCCACGCAATGAACCCACACCACAGGCCGCGTCAGCCCCCCAAGCTGCGCATGACACGGGCGAACCGGCTAGCCCCGGCGAAATGATGAACGTCATCAAGACGTGTGCAGCCAAGCGTATTGATCTGGCTGGTTTGTTGGGCGAGCTTGGGATGGACTTGGACCCAGCAACGCTTGCGGGGCTTACTAAAAACGGCTTCAAAGCACTGAAGGCGAGGTTGTGATGGGTGCCAAAGAAACCGGCGGACCAGCATTCCCCGCAGACTATCTTGCCACAGACCCGGCAATGCAAGGCATGACCCTGAAAGACTACTTCATGGCGCATGCACCAGCCACCCCGCAAGACTGGTTCATTCCAATCATGCCGCCTTGCCCCGTGGTGCCAAGCATCCGGGCAATAGGTGACGACTTGTTTGAGCATGAAATTATTCGCCAATGGGAGTTGAGCGCAGAGCATCAGAGTGATGAAGTTCGCCAATGGTTCGACAAACGGGAAAAGGCAGAAATTGACCAGTCTGAATGGCAAGCAGAATTCCGCAAGCAACTCTGCATTCAGTGGCCTGCAGCCTGGGCAGACGCCATGCTGGAGCAGCGCAAATGTTGAGCTTTGACGAAGAGCAGCACGTCTATACGTGGAATGGCGTGGAGAAGCCATCAGTCACGCAGTGCCTCAACAAGCTGCACGACTTTGGCATGGTTCCTGCCGAAATCCTGAATGCTGCGTGCCGCCGGGGCACGTTCGTACACACCTTGTGTGAGTACCACGACCAGAACGACCTTGATTCGGAAAGCATTGGCATCTACGCCGGGTATCTGGATGCATGGATTCAGTTCAGCGTCGACCACAAAGCTGTTTGGAGTGGCATTGAGGTGCGCGGGTACTCCGAGCGTTACGGATTTGCGGGCACATGGGACCGTGCCGGCATGTTGAATGGATCTCCCTTCATTGTGGACATCAAGACCAGCCAAGCCAGTCACCCGGTGTGGGGGCTCCAGCTTGCGGCATACCGCCAACTGCGCACCGAACAGGATTCATCCTGGATGCTGGCACGCAGAGCCACCGTTCAGCTGCGCTCGGACGGCACATACAAATTCCTTGAGTGGAATGACCCCGCTGACTGGACAACATTTTTATCCCTGATCAACCTCATTAACTGGAGTCAAAAATCATGAACGCACCTCTCGCCCTTACCCCTGCTGCCAGCGCAGTAGCCACCTCAACCGCCATCAAGACCAACGTGCGCACCCTGGTGGTGACTGGACCTGATATTCAATCGCTTCTGTACGCAGTGGAGCTGGACATCGCTTTGGTGCCCGACATGGACATCGACTCGGACGACATGGCCACCGAACTGATTGAAATGCTTGGCAGGCTGGCCACAGTCAGTGCAGCAATCGAAGACGAGCGCAAGGAGCGCACCGCACCACTTCTTGATGCACAGAAATGGCTGATGGCAGGCTACGCCCCGGCCCGCAACCAACTGGACACCCTGATCGCCGCAGGCAAGGCCAAGCTGACCGCATACAACCGCGCCAAGGCCGAGACCAAGCGACTTGCAGACGAGGCCGAAGCCAAGAAGCGCCGCGAAGCCGCCGCCGCCGCCGCCGCGCTGGAAGTAGAAACCATTGCAGCCGCCAAGGCATCAGCCATTGAGGCCGAAGCCCTGAGTCTTGCAGGCAGTGAACAGGCCGCACAAGCCATGGTGACACAAGCCATGGTGCAAGTTGACACCGCCCGCCAGGCTGCACAAGTGGCTGTGCAGGCGGTTTACACAGCGCCCGTGTCCACCTACAGCGCGCCACTCAAAGGCACCAGTGGCACCTGGAGTGCAGAAGTCACCGACAAGGCCGCACTGATCAAGCACATTGGCGCCATGGTGGCAGCGAATGACCTGTCCCTGATTGGCTTGCTGGACGTGAGCGAAAAGAGCATCAAGGCCATGGCCAAGCTGCAACAAGCCAACTTGCGCATTCCCGGTGTCAAGCCTGTGTTCACTGAGTCGATTTCGATTCGCAAGCAGGCTGTTGCAGCCTAAGGATTTACGGGGGAAAGCTTCCGCTGGGTTTGTGCAGTCGGTAAAGACATTCAAGAAGCCACCAGCACAGCAAGTACCCCGCCCTAGCAACGGTAATACACGATCTACCAGCATGAGCCGGGACTAGCCTTCAAAGGCATGTGGTTTAAAGCCATGTCAGGCAAGCAACAGTGCAAGAACATTCGTGTGACAGGTCGGAGAGTTACGGCCACCACACCATTTTCATCAACCCAAAGGAGTTAATCATGACCCGAGCATTCACCATCGCGCAAGACTACAGCAAAGACGCGCGCCCGCCTATCGCGCTTACACCAGTCAAATCCAACCAAGTCAAGGCCGTGGGTTATGACGCAGCCACACAGACGCTGGCAGTCACCTTCACGCGGGGTGCAGGCGCTGTCTACCACTACCCCAACGTGACGCCAGAAGCCCATGCCGAGTTTGTCGGCGCCGAGTCAATCGGAAAGCACTTCGGCCAGCACATTCAGTCCCTTCCGTTTTCCAAGTTTGCGCCCGATCCGGCGCCAGAACGCGAGGAAGCGTAACTCATACGGGGCGAATGTGCAGGCTGATGCACGGTCAGGCCACCTCACCCGTAACGGGTGGCTGCATCCGGATGGGGAAATATCAGCAAAGTTTCAGTTTGATGGTGGCTGGGGCGTCTTGATGCCTATGCGGGGTTGATCATGGCATGTGACTGCAGAAGTCGAATTGAAGCGAAATTGACTGAACGTTTCGTTTTGGAGACGCCAGGCGCAACAGGCCACAAGGTGGCATTGAAAGGGTACGCCCTGTGCTTCGGCGTGGAGGTTGCCACTATGCGCCCATACATGGAGTATGAAACCTTTGCTCAGGTGCCACTGAAGAAGGGCGGATCGAAGCCAAAGAAAACCACGGGCAATTTTTTCTTCACCTATTGCCCATTTTGCGGAACTAAAGGAAATTAATCATGAACACACCAAAAATCGGCCAGCACTGGCCAGAACAAAACGGCATCTACGCAGGCATTGCCCGTGGCTTTGACGGTGAGCCAGACGGCCACATCGTGCTCCTGGACGACATGCCACCAGAGGATGAAATGAACTGGAAGGACGGAACCGCCTGGGCTGCAAGTCTTGGCGACGGCGCCAGACTGCCAAACCAGTTCGAGATGGCCCTGATTGGCGCCAACATCAACGACAAGATCAGCCCGGAGGGTTACTACTGGTCAGCGTCGGAGTACTCAGCGACGCACGCCTGGTTCCAGTACTGGAACTCGTCGTACCCCGGCACCCAGGTCGTCAGCCATAAGGCGAATGCCACCTATGTGCGGGCTGTCAGGCGATTGGTTCTTTAATTCTTTAATTCTTTGCACCGGCGCAAGCGAAAAACGTGCTGGTGCATCTTTGCAAAAACATCATGAACAATCCAGAAAATCTGTGGTGCTACAGCACCGACGAAGAAGAGTACAACGGCCACTGCGAAACAGAAAGCGATGCCCACGGCGAGGCACAAAGCCAAATTGATGAAGATGGTGAGGAGGGGGGAATCGCGCGACTACTGGGTCGCAAAGATCGTGCACCCGCTGGATTGCATCAGTCAGGATGTTGGTGACGACATTATGGAAATGATCAACGAGCGTGTTGCAGATGAAGTAGGCGGGGATGACACGGCGCTTGACATGGCACGCGAGCATGAAGCTGAGCTTGGCCGAATCATCATGGCATTTATCCGCGAAAACGCATCAGTGCAGCGCTACGGAATCAAGGACCCGGTGAAACATCAGCATGTGACAGGGAGCCATGAGACATGAGCAAAGAAACCGTAGAAAACCTGACGCACGAAATTTACAAATTGTGCACTGGACAGGACGTGGCGGCAGTTGTTGGCGCTGGGCTGAACATCGTTTTCACCGCACTTGACTCTGTGGACTCGCCAGAAATTCGGGGCCACTTCGCTCGCTCATTACGCGACATGGCAAAGCAGATTGAAAACAACACATCAGAAAGCGTGCATTGACATGAGTATGTCTGACATCCTTACAGCACTGGATGACATTGGTCCAATGAAGCAAAGAGAGCTCGCAACATTCCTCGGACTGGGTAAAGATACGATTTACATTCAACTGAAGAACCTGCGCAGCCTTGGCAAAGTGCGCATCACGCGATACGAGCCCCAGCCCGACGGCAAACGCGGCAGCAGTAGCCTTGTGTTTGCCATTGGGACAAAGGAGGATGCACCCAAGCCACGGGCAAAGACGCAACAGGAGCGCACCAGGTCATACCGGGCCAGAAACAGGGTGAAGCTGAACGCAAAAAAACACCCAGTGCGCAGAACGGCAATGGGTGTGTGGGCCGGGCTGGGCGCACTACCTGTGCGCGAAGTGACGCAAAGCTGCGGCTATTGAATGGCTGCTGTCAGTGCCATCGCGGGCATTGATGGCCTCCAGGTCCGTTACCGCCTGGGTCGACAGGTTGACGGACACCCGCTTGCCACCCGACGCAAGCAGCGCTTGCTTCGATTTGGCCTGCCTGATCTTGTCGGGCGTCATGCCAGAGAGTGGCACTTGTTCCACTGCTGTGGGCTTTGGGATGACGAATTTTTTCATGCCGTGATGGTAAGGCCCATGCCCTCAACCCACAAACAGCCCTGAGTCATGAGGGTGCGCATGCCCATGTACTGGTGGCGGATTGAGTCCCAGCCAGCCCAGTCGGTGCGCTCGGTGGTCCAAACGCTGCGGTAGTCGGGGTGGATGGCCTCGTAGGCTGATTTGGTCATGACAAGTTCACGGGCAACTGGCGCATGCACTGGTTCCGGCGTTTTCACGCGGATGGTGTCGGTTGGACGAAGGAATAAGGAGTAGGTGTCATTGTTCCCATGCAGGCCAATGGTGTGCTCACCGTAGGTAATGCGATCAATCACCACGTCATAACGAGGATCATCGAATGTGATGGTGTCGCCTTCGCGGACATTGGTGGCGATGGTGGATGTGAATGAGGCTTCCATGATGTGCTTTCAGAGGGAGAGTTAAGCGACTTGGTGATTGACGGCAAACAGCCCGCCTACGGTGCCCTGCAGAGTCCAAGGTGTGCCAGCGCGGAAGTAGCCCGGCACTTCGCCACCGGTACAGACGGCCTCAACAACCGCGCAGTTGGACGGACCCTGCGCAACAGTGAGGTGTGCGGCCTGTGGGCGATGGCAGATTGACTCACGAGGGGCAGCAGTCACCCGGAAGGTACCGCCATGCTGGTGAACGATGTCACCGATGTCCAGTTGGGCAATGTTCTTGATGGTTGCCATGGTGTGCTTTCGTTGGTTTGTTGAGATGTCTTTATTGTGAGCGCTCACAGCGCATCAGTCAATACCTTTTCAGAATTTATTTCACCCCCGAGGTTGGGTTGACGGATGAGTGGCGCAGTTTGTAATCGCCCCAATGAAATCAAGCCTCACCAACCCATCCGCAACGCCACTGGTGCGCGTGGTGGACTGGGAGCGCATAGAGATTCAATACCGGGCAGGGTCAATGTCTACCCGAGAGATTGCCAGTGAGCACGGCATCTCACACACCGCCATCAACAAGCGCGCCAAGGCCGACGCATGGAGCCGCGACCTGTCTGTCAGGGTCAAAGCCATGGCAGATGCCAAGGTTTCCAGTGCGCTGGTTTCCACAATGGTTTCCAGTGGAACCCGGATTACCGAAAAACTAACCGTTGAAGTGGAATCAGACAAGGTTGCAAGCGTTCGCATTGGCCATCGCAAGACCATCGCCCGAAGCCATGCCCTGTGCCAAACGCTGCTGGCCGAACTTGAAGACCAGACCTTCGACACAGTGATCCTGGCGCAGCTTGGCGAACTCATGCGCAACCCGGACGACTCAGGAACGGACAAGCTCAACGACATCTACCGCAAGGTCATCAGCACGCCTGGCCGCGTAGACACCGCCAAGAAGCTGGTGGAAACCATGAAGTCAGTCATTGCCATGGAGCGTGAGGCGTACAACATTGGCGCCAAACCAGAAGAAGCCGCTGCGACAGGGCTGGCTGCATTCTTCACCGGCCTAAAGCGCTCGGCACTGCCGGTTATTGACCAAATCGAGGCTGACGATGACCACTGAAGCCCCGACAAAACGCCGCTGGAAGATGCCAGCGAGTGGAACAAGTGCCACCCCTACTGCCAAAGTGGTTATTCGGAAAAGTGGAACAAGTGCCACGAAACCGGGGATTGATCCGGGCTTCATTCCGAGCACGGAGGCTGAATTGGCAGCCTGCCTGGCTGATCCAGTGTGGCGCGTGTGTTCGGGTGCGATTTACAAAATCATGGTGAAGGCGCCAGACGGAGACGATAACTCCGTGGTGCCATTCATCCCGAACAAGGCGCAGCGGCGGTTGATGTCGCGCCTGTGGCACCGCAACATCATCATCAAGGCCCGGCAATTGGGATTCACGACGCTGGTGGCGATTCTTTGGCTGGATCATGCCCTGTTCAATGCTGACCAGCGCTGCGGCATCATTGCCCAGGACCGCGAAGCCGCTGAGGTGATCTTTCGGGACAAGGTGAAGCTGGCCTATGAGCGCCTGCCCGACTTTATGCGCGAGATGTTCCCGCTCAAGCGCGACAGTGCCAGCGAGTTGCTGTTTGCCCATAACAATTCAAGCGTGCGCGTGGCAACGTCCATGCGATCGGGCACGATTCACCGGCTGCATGTGAGTGAGTACGGCAAGATTTGCGCCAAGTTCCCGGACAAGGCGCGCGAAGTGGCCACGGGCTCACTGCCGGCCGTCCCACTGGATGGCATCTGCATCATTGAGTCAACCGCAGAGGGCGCAGAAGGCGACTTCTTCGAGAAGACAAATCGTGCCATTGCACAGGCCCAGGCAGGCACGCAGTTGACACAAAAGGACTTCCGGCTGCACTTCTATGCCTGGTGGCAAGACCCCGGCTACCAGATCGACGCCGATGTGGTGATGACCGACAAGGACCGGGAGTACTTCGGCATGGTCGAGGGGCAGACCGGCACGACTTTGACCCGTGCGCAGCGCAATTGGTATGTGTCGACACGTGATGCTGAGTTTGGTGGCGACCCTGAAAAGATGTGGCAGGAGTACCCGTCAACCATCACTGAGCCGTTTCAAGTGTCCACTGAGGGTACTTACTACGCGATCCAGTTGGCCGCCATGCGCAAGGAAGGCCGTTTGTGCCATGTGCCGCATGTGGTTGGTGTGCCAGTGAACACGTTTTGGGACATCGGCAACAGCGACGGCACCGCCATCTGGTTTCACCAGCGCATCGGCTTTGAAGACCGCTTCATCAACTTCATTGAAGGCTGGGGCGAGTCGTACAGCTACTTCATTCGCCAGATGCAGGCCATGGGCTACGTTTGGGGCACGCACTACCTACCCCACGACGCAGCGCACAAACGCCAGCAGGGGCACAAGGTGGCATCACCAGAGGATGAATTGCGCGAGCTGGGCATCGGGGGCGACTGGACCATCGTGCCTGTGGTGGACGAGGTGATCCACGGCATCCAGAAGACGCGCGATAAGTTCGGCTCGATGTTCTTCGACAAAGAAAAGTGCGCGCTTGGCATTGCACACCTTGGCAACTACAAAAAGACATGGGACAAGGCCCGAGGCGCCTGGAAGATTCACACCCCATCAAAGATCGACGGCCACTCAGAGGCCGCTGACGCCCTTCGACAGTTCTCGCAGGGTTATGAAGCACCGCGGCTGATCGAAGGCAAGCCCAAATCACAACGCAACTGGAGAACATCATGAGCATCATTGGACGTCTCGCGTCAGCCGTCGGCGCATCACTTGGCATTGCATTCATGCCTATTGGCGCAGGAGGCATGAAGATGCCGCCCACGCCACGCAAAGCAGGCTCAGGCTGGAGCAATGCCAACGCCAAGCGTTTCGCACGCAAGGCCCGCAACATCAAGCGCCATCGTGCATCCGCAAGGGGTAAGGCATGAGTTCAATTCTTGGCGCAACCGGCCAGAACTGGGTTGAATGTGGCGGTGATCGGTCATGGGAGCAGCGTGTCAAGGGCGACATCGTGGTGTCTTACCAGTGGCTCAATGTGGGCAAGAAGGAGCCAAGCGCCTGCATGGTGCTGCATCCGACCGTGCCGAAGATGGATGGTGGCGCCTATGCCATCCCCCAGGACAACGCCTATGAGTATTCGGACGCATCCGGCCAGCCCACGCCCTACTTACTGACTGCCGCCATGAACGCAGCGACCAGCATGGGGTTCTACCCGGACAAGTCAACCGTGTTCCGCATCGTGGACATCATTGTTGATGGCCTGGCGGACCTGATCCGCATGCCCTGCGACCAGCCTGGCGCACTCGACCTCAAGCGCGCCATTCATGGCATTGAAGCCACGGCCAAAGTGAATGGCCAAGTGGTGCACCAGGAGCTAATCTGATGTTTGGACCTTCCAATGACACGCCCGTGAACGTGGCCAGCCTGCCCGACAAGCAGGTATTGAATCCTGACACGCAGGCACGCAGCGACGAAAACACACTCAAGCGCCATGCCACACTGATGACGGCCCTGCGTGATGAACGCGACTTGCAGGGTGAAGAACGCATTCAGATGGCCATCGACAACGACTACTACGACCATTTGCAGTGGCGCGAAGAAGAAGCCCAGGTGCTGATGGATCGTGGGCAGGCACCGCTGGTATTCAATGAGTCACGCCAGACAATTGATTGGGTGTGTGGCGTGCAGAAGCGCATGCGCATGGAAGAACACATCCTCCCGCGCGAAGAAGCCGACCAACAAAGCGCCGAAATCAAGAGCAAGGTGTTCAAGTTTGTCAGCGACTCCAACTTGTCGCAGTGGCATGAGTCCAAGGCATACAAACAGGCCGTCATGGGTGGCTTGGGCTGGCTGGAAGAGGGCATCAACACCGACCCGGGCGAGAACATCATCTATTCCGGCTCAGAGGACTGGCGCAATGTGTATCGGGACTCACGCAGCCGCCTGTTTGACCTCAAAGACGCCCGCTACCAGTTCCGGCGCAAGCAGACCGATCTGGACTATGCCATCGCGCTACTGCCAAACGCACGCCAGCACCTTGTGCAGCAGGCGGGCATCTCGGATGTGGAACATGGCGCCGCCAATGGCGATGATGTCTGGTACTTGGGTGAGCGACTGACCGGCGCCACTGACATGAACGTCGGCACCGGGCTATCGAGCCAGTTCCGTGACCGTTCGGCCTACATTGGCGGCTCGGAGGTCAAGGACAGCGGGCGCCGACTGTCAGTGAACCTGATTGAGTGCTGGTACCGCGTGCCAGAGGCGATCAAGGTGTTTGCCAGTGGCCCACAACGCGGCAAGGAATTTAACCCGAAGAACCCAGGCCATACCCAGCTCGAAACTGATCGCTGGAAGATGTATTCCGCAGTGACCCAGCGCATGCGTGTGATGATTGCCACCGAGGCCGCGCCCTTGTGGGATGGCAAGAGTCCGCTCAAGCATCAAAACTTCCTGCTGGTGCCAATCTGGGGCTACCGGCGCGGGCGGGATGGGCTTTGCTACGGCCTCATGCGTGGTATGCGCGACATCAACGACGACATCAACAAGCGGGCATCCAAGGCCATCTATGCGGCATCGAGCAACCGCATGACCTACGAAGCAGGCGCATTCAAGGACGCAGAAGTGGCACGCCAAGAGGCGGCACGCCCGGACATGGCTCTTGAAGTCAAGCGGCTGGACATGGTGCGCTTTGACAAGCCTACGGCCGACATGCAATCAAACCTTGAACTGCTGGCGTCTGACCGTGAAATGCTGCGCAATGCGGGGGGCGTGACGGATGCCAATCTTGGGCGTGACTCCAACGCCATTTCAGGCAAGGCCATCGGACTGCAGCAAGATCAAGGCTCACTGGTGGTGAGCGAGTTGCCCGATAACCTGCGTCTGGCGAAGCAACTGGCCGGGCGCCTGCGATTGAGCCACATTGAGCAGTTCATGACCGAAAAGCAGGTGATCCGGGTTGTTGGCGAAGGCCAGCCGGTGCAATGGGTGATGGTGAACGACCCGCAGGAAGATGGTTCGGTGCTGAACGACATCGCCAGCAACGAGGCCGACTACATCATTGGTGAGCGCGACTACCGCGAAACCTACGCCCAGGCTGCAATGGAACAAATGATGGAGCTGCTAGGAAAGATTGCCACGTATGCACCCCAGGTGGTCATGAATGTGCTGGATTTGGTCGTTGATTCGGCTGAAATTAAGAGCAAGGACGAGTGGGTGTCGCGCATTCGCAAGCTCAACGGCCAGCGCGACCCGACCAAAGCACCGACACCCGAAGAGCAGCAGGCCATGCAACAGGGCGAAGCCGAGGCCAAGGAAGCCAAGGCCATGCAGAAGGAGCAAATTCAACTGCAACTGGACGAACTCAAGGGAAAGATTGCAAAACTGGACACCGAAGCCCTGTTGAAGCGGGTGGAAGCCATGTTCAGCGCACTCCAAGCAGCTCAAGTGGTGGCACTGAACCCCACGGTAGCCCCGATTGCCGACACGATTGCACAGGGTGCAGGCTTCAAGGACCAGGCAGGGCAAGACCCCAACATCCCGCAGCCGGAAATTGCCGCGCCAGTGGAACAAGTGCCAGTAAATCCCGAAGCCGGAATCCCGGCATCGGACCCAGCACAACAAGAGCAGGGCATCGACCCGGCCATGGTGCCGCAAGCGCCGCCAGACAGCGCAACTGGGCTGGAAGGCATGCAAGCAGGCATTGAAACCCCAACAGGCGCCGACAACGGGCCAATGATTTAACCATCCACGAAAGAGAACCATGACACACAAATACATTGGAACAAAAATCATCACAGCTTGGGCCGCAGTCGGAAAAGATGGAGCACCCGGCTATGGCGTCAAGTATGAGGATGGCTACACAAGCTGGAGTCCCAAGGCTCAGTTTGAAGCCGCCTACCGCGACATTGAAGGCCCTGTGCAGGCGCTGACATTTGGTGACGCGCTGCACATGCTTAAGCAGTTGAAGTCGCAATGGCGCTTGATTCAAGCACCGGGAATGGCATCGACACGATGACACTGAACGCAGACCTTAATTAATCACCACCAAGAGAGAACCCACCATGACACTCGACATCAACGAAACCGACCTCGCCACCCTCAACGCACAGGGCTACACCGAGCAGGACCTGAGCATGCTTGCCAAGTCCGAAATTGCCGCTTTGCTGGATGTGCCAGCCGATGACAGTGGAACAAGTGCCAGTGATCCACATGCCGCTGCAGCCGCCGAACAAGAGGCCGCTGCCGCTGCTGCTCCCAAGGTTGAAGTGGAACAAGTGCCACGCGAAACCTTTGTGCCGCAGTACAGCGCCGAGGTGCCGGCCGATGCCAAAGAGCAGATTGCAGCACTCACCACGGAAGAGCGCACCGCCTTCAAGCAACTGATGGCCGGTGAGATCGAAGCTGATGCGTACCAAGAAATCCGAGACCGCACTGAAGTGGCCAAAGACGAGCTCAAGACCAAGGCGCTGACTGCCAGCATCTTTGAGCAGGCCAACACCCAAGCGGCAGAGCAGAGCGCACGCGCCGAGTGGAGTAAGTCCGAAGCGCAGGCATTCAACGCATTCAAGGCCGAAGGACTGGACTACAAAGCCAAGCCTGCCCTGCTGGCTGCGTACAACACCAATCTGAAAGCCTTGGGTGCGGACCCGAAGAACGAGAACCGGGATGCCCCGTGGTTTCTGGCCGAGGCGCACCGGCTGACCAAGGACGACTTGGGCTTTGTGCCTGCTGCAAAAAAAGTGGCACCCACTGCCCGCAATGGAGTTGACCCGGCTGAAATTCCCCCGACACTTCGTAGCGTACCTGTTGCAGCAACTGGTTCAGTCAATGCCGACGAGTTTGCACACATGCGCAATCTTGAAGGCCTTGCACTGGAGAAGGCGCACGCAGCATTGTCAAACGATCAACGTGACCGATGGATGGCAGAGTGACCGAAAAGAATACGTGGTTTGGTGAAATCCGCCCTGGCGAGTCAATCGCCATCGGTGATGGCATCAAATTGCGAATTGAAGAGAAATCCGGGCAACGCGCTCGGATTCGATTGGACTTCACCAAGCCGACCACCGTGCATCGCATGACGCCAGCCATGGCGAATTTTGCGAAGTTGGGCGTGAGGTGATGAGGGTAAAGGCGTAACGAAAGCCTTAATTTCGTCAATTGGCCGCGCAGTAGTGCAGCCCTGTGGAAATCTAACCAGGAGCACTATATGCAAACCAAGTTCGGGGTCAATGACCCGCAAGAAGTAAAGAAATGGGGTACTGACCTCGCTGTTGCCATCAACCGCGAGTCGTACTTTTCGTCTTCCATGGCATCCGAGAGCAAACGCGCTCGCACGCCAATTCAGGTCATCACTGACTTGGAAAAAGACGCTGGCCTTGAAGTCACGGTTGACCTCTTGATGCCCATGTCCATGGAGCCCGTGGTGCAAGCCAAGCTCGAAGGCCGTGGCGCACCGCTGAAGTATTTCACCGACAAGCTTCGCATCGATCAGGTGCGTGGTGCTGTGGGTGCGGGTGACCGCGTGACCAGCAAGGCAACTCTGCGCAACCTGCGTGAAGATGCCAAGATCGTCATGAAAGACTGGTGGGCGCGCCTGCAGGACGAGTTGCACTTCATCTACCTGTCGGGTGGATTTGGCAACTACGGCGGCACTGGCTACCTGTGGACCGCCACGAACGCCATGTTCAACGTGAACGCTATCACCGCGCCTGATGCCATGCACCAGATGTTCGGCGGCAACGCAACGGCACAAGGCGACATTGGCACTGATGACGGCTTTGACCTGCGCCTGATTGACCGGGCGGTGGCCAAGGCGGAAACCATGGGCGGCGACGGCTCCAACGAGTTGAGCATGGTCCCGGTGAACGTGGATGGCAAGAAGTGTTATGTGGTTCTGTGCCACACCTTCCAGTACGACGCGATGAAGGCCAATGCCTCCACCGGCCAGTGGTTGGACATCCAGAAGGCTGCTGCGGCTGCTTCCGGCTCCAATGCCTTGCTGTTCAAGAACAGTGGCGGCATGTACGCCGATTGCGTGATCCACAAGCACCGCAACGTGATGCGTTTCAACACCTGGGGCGGCGGCGCTGTCAAGGGCGCCCGCGCGCTGTTCCTTGGCTCACAAGCCGGTGAACTGGCCTACGGCTCAAGCGGCGGTATGGGCACTCGCTACCGCTGGACCGAAGTGATGACTGACCACGAGGATCAAGTCGAAATCGGCACACATTGCATCATGGGCGTGAAGAAATCCACGTACAAGAGCAAAGACGGCGCTGTGACCCGTGACTTCGGCGTGATCGCCTTGGACACCTACTGCGCCGACGTGGCCTGATAGACCAGATGGCCCTTCGGGGCTGTCTGCCTAACCCTCCAAACTCCCAAAGGAATTCATCATGGCTAAGACCCAAACCAAATGCTTCAACAATGTGAAGCCCCTTGTCCTCCCGACTGAAGCCTATCCCGAGTGGACGGCTGTGGATGTGGAGTTTTCCTCAGCTGCCTATGCGGCCAATGACCTGATCCAGTTGTGCACCCTGCCTGATGGCTACAAGTGCCTGGATTGGGCGCTGGTGTTTCCGGACATTGACACCGGTGCCGCTGCGATTGCATGGTCCCTTGGCGTGTCCAACGCCACATTGGCTGTGCCCGTCTCTACTGACATCGGCACTGAGGTGTGGGGCTCTGCATTGACGGCAGGCCAAAGCACGGCCATCGTGCGCAACGCATCCAGTGTTGCAGCACAAGGCCAAGTGAAGGCGACGTCAACCCTGTCCGGCGACCGTGAAATCGTGCTGAAGTGCACCACGGCTGCAGCAACTTATGCGGGCTCCGGCAAGGTCGGCCAACTGCTGATGCTGTTGCAGGGCTGATTCTCCGTAGGTGAGTTTTCGGGGTGGTCGTCAAGATCACCCCTTTTTTGAGACACAAGGAGATTTGCATGTTATTCGTTCAAGCCTACAAACGCACAAAGACCTATGTGCACCAGTTCCCAGATGTAAAGCTGGTGTTTGAGCCCAATGAAAAGGGTGATGTGGTGTGTGATGTTGCCGAGCAGGGCGTGGTTGACCGGCTGCTGCAAACTCCGACCGGCTTTCGCCTCTACGGTGAGCAAGTGGATGCGCCAATGGCCCCCATTCTGGTGGAACAAGTTCCAATAGATCAACGCAAAGTGGAACAAGTGCCACCCGCAGAAGGTGAATCGCCCTACATTTTGCGCGATGAAGAAGCCGACACGGTGCTTGATTTGCGCCCGTTGTCAGACGCTGAATTACACGCCTTCGCTGAGGCCAACGGCATCAAGGTTCACTCCAAAGCAAAAGGCGACACCATTCGCGACAAGATCGTTGAATTTCTGAACTCCGAGGGTTAAGCCATGGCAGGCACAATTCTGGTCAAAGACGCCATCTGGCGAATAAGCTCACTGTTGCAGGATGTGAGCCCTCAGTTCACTCGCTGGCCAGAAAAGGAAATCGTCAACTGGCTCAACGACGCCCACTTGGCCATCACAAAATTCCTGCCTGCCGCCTGCTCGCGCATTGATGCGATCAAGCTGTCTCCAGGCACGCGCCAAAGCATTGAAACCATTCAAGCGGCCAACTGCAAGCCCGGCGATGGCTCGGTGCCTGCAGCGTCTATTCTTGGTACGCAAGTGCTGGATGTGATTCGCAACATGGGCGCAGATGGCGCAACACCAGGCAACAGCATTCGCCTGTTTACAGATGGCCGCGAAGTAATGGACACACAAAGTCCAAATTGGCATACCGTAACCGGAAAATCAGTGGCCGGTTACATGTATGACCCACGCATGCCAAGATACTTTTATGTGACGCCCGGTGTGCCAGCTTCGCTTGTAATGTGGGCAGAGGTAGCCTACACCGCACAACCTATTGCCATCCCCAACACAGGCACAGTTGGCGCAGAGCTCTATCTGATTGATGGCTCTAGCACAACAAAGATTGGTGTTGCTGACGAGCATATCGACGACCTGGTGAACTATACCTGCGCGCGCGCCTTCATGAAAGACGCACAGTTCGCAAACAATGGCCCGGCTGCCGCCAACTACACAAGCTTATTTGCAGGCTCGCTTAATGCCAAGGTGACGGCACTCACAGGCAACAACCCCAACTTGCAGCGCTTGCCGTTTGCGCCTGAGCCAATTGGCGCAGCATCATGACGCTCAATGATTTTTTGCCACTTATCTTGCCGCGCGCCAAGGGCTGCCCCGACATTCTGGCCATCTTCAATACGCGGTTAGCCATCATTGAGTTATGTCGCAAGGCGTTGATCTGGCGGGAATATCAAGAGCCCATTCCAACCGAGGCACTGGCCACAAGTTATGAGTACGAGGTTGAAGAGGGCCAGCAAGTTTGCAAGCTGCTAAGTCTAAAACTCTCGGGCAATGACATCTCTGTTGTTGATCCAGCCCACGGAAAGCACCTTGACAACGCGGGCAATGCAAGCCCATACGCCTATGGCACTCTCAGTGGGTTTGAATTGCGACCAGCGCAACAGGCTGGCCTTTCTGTTGTGACTTACGCGGCCGTCATGCCAACCATCAGCGCAACAGCCGTCCCTGACGCCATGGGCCAGTACATGGAAGCCATTGGGCATGGTGCGTTATCCAGAATCCTGCTTTCCAAGGGCAAGGATTATCACGACCCGGATGGTGCAGGCGTTGCAAAAATGCTATGGGATGGGGCTATTGCAGATGCCAAAGCTGACGCGTTAACCGGGTTTGCAAGGTCCACCATTCGCACATCAAAAGTGTGGTTTTAAAAGGGCTCGCTCAAAATGAGCTTCATTGACGTCACAAATTTTGGCGGTGAGATTCCTAGAGTTTCAGCACGCGCCTTGCCAGCTGGAACTGCCCAGATCAACAGCAACTTGCTGGCAACGGCCACTGAGTTTCGGCCTTTGCAGTCTGATAGCGTGGTGGGATCGGCCCAGGCTGGCGCCAAGACGCTGTACCGCCTGTCCAAGGACTCAACCGGGGTTGTGCGCACGCTCGATACGGCCGGATGGATTGCAGAAACAGCCGACAAGAGCTATGTCAAGGGGCAGATCAACGATGACGGCACTGAACGCACCTACGTGACCTTCAACGATGGCACACAAAAGCCGCGCGCGATTGATGCCCTTGGCGCCGACAGGCTGATGGGTGTTCCGTCGCCTTTCTATGCGACTGCCGTCCTGGTGGAGGGCGAGTCCTTCACCTCGACCGAGGCGACCGCATGGGCCGATGGAACGCTGGTCCCGGCTCTGCATGAGGCCTTTTTGGCCAGTTTGCCGGTGACTACCCTTGCTGGCAACCAGATCAGCTCGCGCGTGAGTGGGGGTCTGCCGGTGGCGGGTGCCTATTCGATGTACGGCATGACCCAGAATGCGGCCAGTCCCTGGCTGGCAGAACGGGTGCTTCCGCTGGACACGGCCAAAGCAGCAGGCCTGAATGATCCGACCATTGGCCCGCAACTTACAGGATCGACGCTCTCCATCCCTGTGCTGTGCTTGCCGTACTGGGGCAAGGTGGCGGCAACGGCGACGTTATCCACGGCCATCCGGCTGATCGAGAACCCGCGCGACGGCTCGCAGTTGTTCACGGACCCGCAAATTGCCGCCATCGTGGCGGGGCTGGTGGCGCACTTTGACCCAGATGATGCCAGCGTCAAGACACTGCGCACGGCGCTCGATGCGCAGGTGAAGGCCATCAATTCAGCGATTGACTTCGTGTTGTCGCCACCAACCAGCGTGACCGCGCCGGTTGCGCCAGTGAAGCCGAATGTTCCTGAATACGACTACGATTTCGGAGGAGGCAACTGATGACAACCAGAAATGCAGCATGGGTTGCCTACGATGCCGCCATGGTGGTGTACAACAAGGCAGCCAAAGATTACGCCGATGGCCAGACCAAGATCGCCAACGAGGTTGTTGGAAAGATCGCGGCCATCGCTTCCGCCAAGGCCGCAGCAGCCAAGCTGGCCACGGAGATTGAAGACCTCTACATCAAACGGCGCGATACCCTTCTGGCCCGGGTCAAGGACTTTGTGGACGAGCGTGGCCTCATCAAGTCCGACAGCAACGCTGATGGCTTGATTGAGGTGGATGCGGACCGTGTGATTGATCCGCGCTTTTACATCGTGACCTACGTCAACGACTGGGGCGAAGAGTCCGCACCATCACCACCGACCGAGTTGTTGGACGTGGATCAGTATTCAAGCGTGACCGTGGGCATTGCCCCATTCCCGTCCGGGCGCAATCTGGTGGGCTGGCGCATCTACCGCAGTGCCAATGCCAGCAGCGACATTGATCCGCCATTGGCTGTGACTGACTCGGACCCGGTGAAGGTGGTTTTGGCTGATGGCGGGTTCGACTATTTCCGCATGGCGTTGCCCACTTACTCGGACAGCAAAAAAGGCGCTGAGCTGAAAGAGGTGTGCCCGACACTGACCTGGCTGGAGCCACCGTACCGGATGCAATCGGGCAGCGTCTTGCAGCCCATTCCCGCCAAAGGCAACGACCCATACTTGCGCGGCCTGGTGGGTATGCCCAATGGCGTGATGGCTGGGTTCATTGATAACTTTGTGGCGTTCTGTGATCCGTATCACCCTTATGCGTGGCCGGTTGAGTACCAAATCCCGCTCAAGTACCCGATTGTGGGCCTGGGTGTGTTTGGTCAGTCGCTGTTTGTCGGAACGGCGGCCAACCCGTCGATCATCAGCGGCTCGGACTCGGCCTCGATGTCGGAACAGGTGCTGGACGATGCGCAAGCCTGCCTCAGTGCGCGTTCCATCGTGAGTATGGAAGGCGGCGTGCTGTACGCCTCGCCCGATGGCATTTGCTTTGCCAGCGGTAACGGTGTGCAGGTCATCACCTCGGCCTTGTTCGCCCGGGAGGATTGGCAAGCCCTGACGCCTTCAAGCATCATGGCGGCGGCGCATGAGGGCATCTACTACTTCTGGTTCAGTGGCGCCTATGGCGGCGTGACCGGCGG